GTAGGGTTCTTACCCTTCGTACTATCACGGGTCGGATGGCTCACCATAAGCCTAACATGGCTCAAGTTCCGGCAGTGTATAGTCCCTACGGTAAAGAGTGTCGTTCCCTCTGGACAGTATCGAATCCAGAGACACATCAACTTGTAGGAACCGATGCTAGTGGTCTGGAGCTTCGCTGTCTGGCCCACTATCTGGACAGTAAGCTCTTTACAGAGGAGGTTCTTACAGGAGATATACACACAGCTAATCAGAAAGCGGCTGGTCTGAAGACAAGAGATCAGGCAAAGACTTTTATCTATGCCTTTCTCTACGGAGCAGGAGCAGCCAAGATAGGTAAGATAGTAGGAGGGTCTTCTCGAACTGGGCGTGAACTCATAGAAAAGTTTCTAAAGAATATTCCACCCTTGAAGAAACTAAGAACTAAGATACAGGAAGCAGCTCAGAGTGGTATGATCAAGGGTCTGGATGGTCGAAGGTTACACATCAGGTCTGACCATGCTGCTTTGAATACTCTTATCCAAGGAGCCGGGGCAGTTGTCTGTAAACAATGGCTAGTGGAAATGGATAAGAGAATACGAAGGTCAGGGCTGGATGCCAAGCTAGTAGCATCAGTACATGATGAATATCAGTTCGAGGTAGCCAAGCCTGACGTTGAACGCTTCGGTAAGATAACAAAGGAAGCTATCAGTTCTACACAGGAGATCCTAAACTTTAAATGTGATCTGGACTCCAGTCACAAGGTTGGTTCTAACTGGTCGGAGACGCACTAATGACAGATCAATTTGAAATGTTTTCAGATGTAGTGTCAATAGATAAAAGTAAAGGAACAAGAGTTTGCAAATACTGTGAGAAAGAAAAAAGTTTAAAAGATTTTGCACTTGGAATATTTAGAGCTGATGGATCACAAAGACATAAAAATATCTGTAAAATCTGTGACAGAGAACGCAAAAAGTTAGCACGGGATATAAGAAAGACACATATAAGACCAGATGATTACTGCTGTCCTATTTGCCTCGCTGAAGACAGGGAGGTTAGAAGTAGAATACGGGACGTTGATGTGACATCCCGGCACCCGAATTCACAAACATGGGTTATAGACCATGATCGAAAAACAATGACGTTTAGAGCTTGGTTGTGTGACCATTGCAATAAGGGACTCGGTATGTTTCACGAGGATGTGGAAAATTTAAGGAGGGCTGTAAATTATTTGGATAAATATGATAATAATAGTTGACATACCACAACTCAGTATGGTATAATTAACTCGTTGCGTAGTTGGTAGTACCTAATCAAGCTCTGTAGTAGTACGTAAGTAGTACTACAGAGCGTAGATTAGACTAGGGGAATGATCCCCACTCATGGCTGCAATGGTGCAGTATTTAAAAGGAGAACAGAATGAACGATCCGATTTACATTTCCGGCAAGTGTCACTATGCCTCAATCATCGAGCCGAATACCAAGTTCGATCCGGTTTGGTCTATACAGGTTGAGGTTGATGAGGACAACCGATCCATTATCGAGGGAGCTGGTCTTCCTATTAATAACAAGGACGATGACAGGGGTGACTTTGTTACCATCAAACGTAAGGTTCTTCGTGCTGATGGTAGTCAACGAGCCGCTCCTTCTGTGAAAGATTCGCAGAACAATCCTTGGAATGGTAAGCTTATTGCTAATGGTAGTACGGTAAATGTTAAGGCCACTCCTTACGAGTGGAACTATGCTGGTAAATCAGGAGTATCTGCTGACTTGGCAGCGGTGCAGGTGGTGGACTTCATCGAGTACACCAGAGACGACCAAGACTTTGAACCAGTAGAAGGAGGCTATGTTCAAGAAGACAACATACCCTTTTAACAACTAGAAAGGAGAGAGGGTGTCACTTTGTTTTCCTTTGTGCAAGGTGGCACCCTTTCTATCTCACATGAAACAGGTAGAAACATTAGTTGAAGACATCTATAATCTATTTACTCTTGATCCTATTAAGATGGATGAGCAGGAAGTGGATAAACATATAGATAACTTTGGTAACATGCTCAAGACACACATCAAGGAGTTTCTCTACGAGAAGCCTAAGGATCGTACTAATCTACGACTATCTGCTATTGGTAAACCAAACCGACAGCTCTGGTACGATCTTAATAAACCTCTAAGAGATGTACAACTTCAACCCTCAACTCGTATAAAGTTTTTATACGGATATATCTTGGAAGAGTTGTTGCTTCTTTGTGCCTCTATCTCAGGCCATACAGTGACAGATCAACAAAGAGAAGTAGAAGTTGAGGGTGTAAGTGGTCACCAAGATGCCATGATCGATGGTGTTTTGGTTGATTGTAAATCTGCAAGTGGTCCGGGCTTTGATAAATTTCGGTATCACAAGCTTACTGAAGATGATCCCTTCGGATACATAGCTCAGATATCAGCCTATGCTCATGCTAATGGAGTTGATCGAGCTGCCTTCCTTGCTATTAATAAATCAACAGGAGAAATATGTTTAACTCCTGTACATCAGATGGATATGATCAATGCTAAAAAGAGGGTGGAATATCTTAAAGGAATGGTTACAGACAGCGTGGTACCTGATCGGTGTTATGATGCTGTGCCTGATGGGAAGTCTGGCAATCATAAGCTTGCTGTTGGTTGTGTTTATTGTGGACATAAGCGAGAGTGTTGGCAGGATGCTAACCAAGGTAAAGGTCTTCGTGTGTTCCAATATGCAAAAGGTAAAAGGTTTCTTACTCAGGTTGGGAAAGAACCTGATGTCGAAGAGGTAGTAAACTGGTAATGCACTGGGAGTATCCTAAGAGATGTGATCCCAAAGCTAACTTTGGTTTTGTCTATCTGATAACCAGAAAGGAAACTAGGAAAGCTTACATAGGATGCAAGCAATACTTTGTTAAGAAAAATAAAAAGAAGGTTGAGTCAAACTGGAGAATCTATACCGGATCAAACAAGACTCTTAATGAGGAGATCGAAAAGCTGGGAAAGAAACACTTCCGGTTTCAGATTATCGGAGAGTATAAAAATAAACGGAGCTTACGATACTATGAGTGTTACTATCAAATGATCAATCATGTCTTAACTGCAAAGCTAGAGGGAACAGATGAAGCTGCTTACTATAACAATTATATAGGAGGGAAGTTTTCCAGACCTGTTCAAGAGCCAGTTGAATTATGATGTAGACTTTGAGTCTCTCTACGATACAGCCCAGAAAGATCCTATCAAGAGTCTTCATCTGGCTGTGATCTTTCAGGCTATCCTAGATCTTACAAAGCCTGAAGATCTCCACGAGAGAAGTAGTATAAGGATACAAAGAGACCAAGCCCAAGGCTGGATCTTTTCTTATGTTGGGGTGACTTGTGATAACTTTGAGGACACCTGCTTACTTGCTGGACTTCAACCAGCAATGGTTCGTACCTTCACCTATAATGCAATCAAATCAGGAGATACCGATGACATCCGCCGAAAAATCAACAACCTCTTGTGAGACAGGATCTCACTACGAGGGAGACTTTTCTTACTTCAGTCACATGGAGAAACCTAGTGATCAAGAAGGGCCGTCCTCCATCACTTGTCCAGAGTGTGAAAAAGATGTATATGTATATCACTTTAATTGGACCGCACTCAAGTGTCAGCACTGTGGAGCTGTGGTAAAGAAGGATAGTTGGAATAGAGAAGGAACCTACGACTACTATCTTCGCCGTATGAAAGAAGAGAATGCCCTGAAGAAACAAGTTGGAGGAGACCACTACAAGGAATGTGGTATCCAACCTGTTGAGTATATCTTCCAGAATAAGCTTGATTATTTTGAGGGTAATGTGGTAAAATATATAACTCGACACAGGAAAAAGGGAGAAGGAAAGAAAGATGTAGAGAAAGCTATCCACTACGCACAATTAATCCTTGAACTTTACTATAACGAATAGGCCGTCACATGTTCAAATCAAACCGCAATCCACAGTTTCGATCCAAGTTCAGTGAGGATATCTTTAACACAAAGTATTCTCACGAGGGAGCAGAAACATTCCACGAGCTATCGTGTACATTAGTTAATGATGTCTGTCAGGGTCAGCTTACCGCTGATGAGAAGGAACAACTGATAGATCATATCTCCAATCTTCGCTTCATTCCCGGAGGTAGATATCTCTACTATGCTGGGCGTGATAAGAAGTTCTTTAATAACTGCTATCTCCTCAAAGCAGAAGAAGATAATAGGGAAGACTGGGCGAAGCTCAGTTGGGAAGCAGAGTCTTGCCTGATGACAGGAGGAGGTATTGGGGCTGACTACTCTGTGTATAGACAAGAGGGACAGATTCTCAAGGGAACAGGCGGTGTGAGTAGTGGACCTATTCCCAAGATGCAAATGATAAATGAGATAGGAAGACATGTAATGCAGGGCGGCTCTCGTAGGTCAGCAATCTATGCCAGCCTGAATTGGAAACATCCAGACATAGATCAATTTCTAATATCAAAGAACTGGCACGACATGACTGTGGGAACTACAGGACAGACAATCTTTGATGTGAAGCAGGATGACTTTAATTTTCCTGCGCCTCTTGACATGACCAACATCTCTGTTAACTATGATACCGAATGGCTACTAAATTACTGGGAGACAGGGGAGGTGGGTGATGTATTTAAAACTAATGTGTATCAGGCTTTACGAACGGCTGAACCCGGCTTCTCGTTTAACTTCTTTGAAAAGGAAAATGAGACGCTTCGTAATGCATGTACCGAAGTTACTTCTGAGGATGACTCTGATGTGTGTAATCTTGGTAGTCTTAATTTTGCTAGAATCGATGATCTTAACCAGTTGCAAGAAGTTGTGGCCTTAGCAACCAAGTTCTTATTGTGTGGTACGCTTCGAGCACAGCTCCCCTACGACAAGGTATACAAAGTACGGGAAAAGAATAGACGCCTCGGATTAGGTCTGATGGGTCTTCACGAATGGCTTATTCAGCGAGGCGGTAGGTACGAGACAACTCCTGAGTTACACAGATGGTTGAAGGTTTACGAAGCTGAGTCTGATAAGATAGCCAGAGACTTTGCTGACCACCTTTCTATCTCCAGACCTGTGGCAGTCAGGGCTGTGGCACCAACCGGAACGATAGGAATTTTAGGTGGAACCTCTACAGGAATAGAACCTATCTTTGCTGTGGCATACAAGAGAAGGTATCTCAAGAATAAGCGTTGGCATTACCAGTATGTAGTAGATAGTGCCGCTCAAGAAATGATTGAGATTTACGATATCAAACCAGACAAGATTGAGTCAGCTCTGGATCTGGCAGGAGACTACGAACGGAGACTTAACTTCCAAGCTAATGTACAAGAGTATGTGGACATGGCTATATCCTCTACCATTAATCTTCCTTCGTGGGATACGGAAAATAATAATGAGGATGGGGTGGAAAAGTTTACCAAGACATTGGCCAAGTATGCTCACCGTCTTCGTGGCTTCACTTGCTTTCCTGATGGATGTCGAGGAGGACAGCCACTTACTTCGGTTTCTTACGAGGAAGCTACGGAAAAATTAGGAGAAGAGTTTGAGGATAACATACAAGCTCACGATATCTGTGATATCAGTGGCAGTAGTGGTATTTGCGGAGCTT